GCGGGTCATTGACCACAGCACCTAACTTGACATTGACTGGTAGTGGCACAGCAGTACAAACATTCACCAGTGCCAGTTGGTTTAAAAATTTAAGTTTTGGAACCACAGCATTCAACCCAGGAAGCACAGCACTAAACATAGCGGGCGGTTTGACATTATCAAGTGGTGGTTCTTTTGCAGTTCTAACACCAACTCTATTGGGTACAGGTACTCTTACCAGTAATAGCAATACCACACTGACGGCATTAACAGTTAATACCACCGGAACTATCACATTGGGTGCTGCATTTGCAATGTCCGCCGTTAGTACGTTTACATTAACAGCCGGTACTCTTGATCTTGGCGGGTTTGACTTGACCACTGGTATTTTTAGTTCTGACAACACCAACACACGATCCGTTGCGTTCGGCACAAACAACATTGTGCTGGCTCATACCACAGCAGCAACCACGGTGTTGAACATGGCCATCGCCACGGCGTTCACCTACACAGGAACAGGCGGATTTGCCGCAGATGCAACAGTCACCAGGACCTATGTTTTTGGAACTACAGGTGGATCTGCGACCATATCACCCAATCTAACACTGACCGGTACCGGCACAGCCATTGCTACAATAACCACAGCCAGCTGGTTCAACACCTTGGATTTTGGATCAACAGCGTTTACTATCGCAGCGACTGCATTGAACTTGAACGGACTAACATTGTCCACCGGTGGTACATTTACCAACTTAACTCCGACCATGGTAGGCACAGGTACCATTACCACCAACGGCAAAACACTACCCACACTGATCGTCAACACCACAGGTACCGCAACCTTGGCTGGCGCACTCACTTTGAGTGGTGCTCTCACACTCACACAAGGAACACTGGCTTGTTTGACCTATGCAGTATCCAGTGCCACGTTTGCAAGTACCGGTACGCTGACCAGATCCATGACCGGATCGGGCACATACACCATAACCGGAGCAGGCGCTACTGCATTTTCTAATGCATCTGCTACTGGTATAACAATAGTTGGATTGATTATCAGTATGACAGCGGCCACAGCAAAAACATTTGCTGGCGGAGGAGGCTCATACTCAACGCTGAATCAAGGTGGTGCCGGTGCGTTGACCATATCGGGCGATAATTCGTTGAGTGATCTAACAGCAACCACAAGACCCAGCACGATTACTTTCACAGCAAGTTCTACTCAGACATTCGCTGATTTTACTTTGAGTGGTGTGCTGGGCAGTTTGGTAACAATCAACAGCAGTGCCCCAGGAACTCAAACTACTTTGAGCAAAGCATCGGGTACAGTAAGTGTTGGTTATTTGAGTATCCGAGATTCTATTGCCACCGGCGGCGCAGGATGGTATGCAGGCACAACATCAACCAACGTCAGCAACAATCTTGGTTGGATATTTACTGCACCGGGCAGTGTTTATCTTGGAAACTTTTTTGCGTTCTTCTAAGATTCAACTGCGGCGAAACGCATTTTCAATTGATTCAAGTTTGGTCTGTATGCCTTCGAGATTTACCGTAGACCACAATCCCGGATGCATGGGTCTGGGCCAGGTACCTTGATCGATCCAAGCATAGCCCAGATGCTCGTCGTTGAGAATGGGAATGAATTCATCATCAACCACACACACCCAGGTGTGATATTCAAACATACCATCTGCTGATGTGAATTTCTCTAATGGAACAAGCCGTGTGTAATCGGGAAAGCTGCCCAGCTCTTCCACACATTCGCGTTCCATGCCGCCCAGTAATGTTTCTCCGGTTTCTATCTTGCCACCTGGCAGTCCCCAGGACCCAGGATGTTTCACATCATTGCGCAGCAGGTACAGATATCTTCCGGTGCTTTGGCTGAGAAACCAAACTCCCACTGCCTTCAAAGTACCAGACTCCAGTTTCCGCCAGGGTAAATTCCTTGATAGCTTTTGATCCATTGAGTTCCGTCCCATTTGTATTGTATGCCAGTGGTGATGTTGGTAACAAATTGAATATCTGTGTCACCTTCAGCATTGAATACCACATGCCAGTAGTTATTGCTATATTCAATGATGTCATTGGCTTTGGCGATCAAAGCTCGATTGTTTGCACCCAACCATGCTTCTGCAGGGTATGTATTTCCGGTAGCACCGGTGGCTTCAGTCAATAGATATCTCACACCTTCTAAATTGGAATCTGCTGGATTGGGTCCATAGGTCAATGGGTTCACAATGGCATCTATAGGGTCCAAGGTGTTTTGCGGTGCAGTGTCTTGATCAACGTCAAACAACAAAAATCGATCATCATTGGGATCTAAAACTATGGTTCCGACCACTTCACTTTCGTCCTCTTGGCGCAGTCTTATCTGGCTGATTCCCGGACGTAGCACACCATATACTCCAATCACTGCTGGCCATAACAGATTGCTGTCGGCCACTATCTCAGTAGGAGTTATGGAATCGTTAGGCGGTTCTTCGGCCAGCTCTTGTTGCTGTAAGCATTGCAGTTTGTTGTTGATCAACACCACTGCCCAATTGTAAGGAGTGATCACTTGTCTAGTGCCCAACAGCAAGTCGTTGTTGATTAGAGCATTATTCAAATCACCTTGTGCGTCGTACATGCTGGCAATCACACGCTCGACCACACCCAGTTTCTTGACCTTGGCCGGCGATGAAATCCAGATAGGCAATCCAAATTGCAGTGTAGCAATGTCAATGGGATTTTCTGCACCTTGTGGGATAACTCGTGATGTCCATACACAATCATCCAGTTCTACCACACTGAGACTGGTCCAATCGAGATAGTTGTCAGTGCTTTGTATCTCCAGGCTGGGATTGAACAAAGTCAGGATCTGTTCCAGCAGTTGGAATTTCTGATTGGTGTTGCTGGTCCAAATGTCCAGTGTGATACCTAATCTATACGGCACAGGCATCAAGCGCTCGATAGTAAATGCATTGCCTTGGGTGGTTTCGTAGGTTTCTGTATCAGTGTCGTAGGTACGTTGACGAACTGACACCGTGTTTACATGATAAGGCTCTTGCATCCTGGGGCGATCGTAAGTGAGTGCGGACACGTAGAATGTCATCAGTGGAGTGCTGTTCATGCTGGCCGCTGAGTTTTCTTGCAGGATGGTCTGTGCATTTCTAGTGGCATCTCCGTAGCGCACAGGCACACGCAGCAGCGCAGCTTGTTCGCCGTCACGTCCATACTGAACTTGGAAGTTGGACACTATCCTAGTAAATTGCAGCAAGAATCTGCGTATCTGTTCGTCGTAAAAAAATTGTTGCATGTGTTAGCTGGACTTTTGTCCAGGTTGTGTTCTTGGATACGGATTAGGTGGCAAGCTACCGCCTTGGTCACCATTGTCCGCTCTGGGTTTGAGTATCTCGCTAAGACTCTGACGACTAGGTATATTGCCCATGTCTGTGGTCTCCACGGTGTATGTATTGTTGACAAAGGTACTGCGTAAAGTATCGTTGGTAACGCCATTGTTGAGATTGGTGCGAACGCTGTCTTCGATCTTGATCCAGCGAACACCATCATAACGGAACAGCCGATTGGGTTGATAGTCTAGTCTCAAAGCGTAATCTCCTGCGCCTGGATTGAGTGGGAAGGTCACTCCCGGGGTAACAGGCAATCCATTTGGGGCCACTCCTTGCCCAGTCAAGTATCCGACCGTGTAGCCATAACCTTTTGGTGTGACATCCATGCCACCCTGTGTGCCATCAACGGTGGTGCTACCATCAGCAGTGAGTGTGGATGGGTTGGCTGGTTGTAGATTCTCTGTGGGCAGCACATAAAACTTGGTGATATCGTATCCTGACAGCGGAACTTCAACATCGGCTTGAGTAAGGATAGCATCATTGATATTGTTATCTCTGGTTCTAGTGCCTTGCGATGCAGAGATAGTAGGCGGTGTGTATTCTTGCCAATAGTCTGTGTTGTTAATATCAATTCCGGCTGGTGTGTTTGTTTTGGCTTGGTAATATGTATCACCATAATTCACTATGCTGCCCGAAGGATAGAAATTGCCATCATCCCATATCTGTTGGCTCACAAATGGCTTGTTGGTAATGGTATCAAATTCTTGTGCATCAGTCAACGGCGTGGCTTTCACACGCCACAAGTGTGGTAACCAGGTCACGCTGAATCCTTCGCTGGCATAGGCTGCATCCTGGATCACATAATACTTGGAAAATGCAGTGGGCAAGTTTGGGTTCAGCGGATGGAAGTCTTTGAGATTTGGTATTTCTAGTACATCTCCGTTCATGAGTTTGCGCCCAAACGCATCAATCATGTCATTGTAGTGAAATGTGATGAACAAGGTATCATTGTTCAGGAACAGGCCAAATTGGGTAAGATCAAAGTCGATGTCTTGGGTATTGTACACACCGCGCATGGTGTACACATCCGGGTCGTATGCTCGATCACGGTTTTCTAACAACAGCAAGTCTTGGATATTCAGTGGGCTTTGTGTTTCATACACCGGTTGGGTAGCATCTGCATTGCCCGAAAATGCAGAATCAGCACCGCCAGTTTCGGGACCTAGATATTTGTGGCAGTACAAATCCAGTCCGCCAACCGTGTACATTTCTGAAATTGTACGGTCCAGGAATTGATAATCCCGGGTTCGGTTGGGGCGGAACATGGAAAGTTTAGGCATAGTGTGTTATTTATGGGCAGGTTGACCGGAAATTCTGTTTCAGCTACAATACCTGTATGAAAGTCATTAAGTTAGATCGACGATACAAACCGCACAAAGAAGCTGGGTATGAATCTGGTCTGCGGTTCAACGGTTGGTGGAACGAAAAAGACAAAATCAACCTGATTGAATCAATCTGCAAATCTCGCTTGACCAGCGGCTGGTCGTCCCAGAACTCTGATTGGCTTGCGTACTTTGGAAAACGGAGATCAGGCGAGTCCACACCCTACTACGTCATGTTCCGCAGGGAATCAGACATGACTTTTGTGCTGCTCAGCGCGGACTTGACCAAAAAATCATAGTGTGCTATAATTACATCATAAACACTAGCAAAGGAATCCTATGGCAACCCTAGCAACCAAAGCCGCACTGAAATCGATGAACCCGCGCAGCCCTGATACCAAGTATGTTGGCAACGAACCCGAGTGGCGTGTGCAACCTGAACAAGATCGCAATCGCATCAGCGCCATGAGCCATGCGTTTGGCTGGTATAACTATTTCTACGGCAAGAAAGAAGCCAAGGAAATGATTGTCGCTTATTTAGACGCACACAAACGAGTCAAGGATGCTAAAAAAATACGCACCTTGCCCGACAGCCAAGTACGCCTGACCACAGGCTGGCTGTGCCGCATGAGCATGATGGGGCTGGAACTTACAGATCAAGAACAGATCAAACTGGACAATCTCATCGCAGATTTGCTGGCAATCAAAGATCAAGCCGCAGCAGAAGTTGCTGAGCCTGAAGCAGCGGCCAAGCCCAACATCCAGGATCGTCTAAGAGAAAAGATGAAAGATTGTGCTGGCGAATTGGAAGGCATGCTTGACGACTTTGTGGCTGCTGGCTGCAAGATGTCAGCTGACTGGAAGCCCATCGCACAGATCCGTGGCATGAATGTGGCACCTCAGATGGTGTATCACATCGCTGACATCTGGAAAACACGCCTAGCGCATTTTGAGAAAGTGGTAGCCGGCAAAGACGCTCAATTGGTCGAAGGGTATTCCTACTTGTCCAAAGTGCAGTTGCGCAACATTGTGAAGTTCTGCGAGTCTGTTATCTCTGACTGCGGCGCATACGTGCAGATCAAGAAAGTGGAACGCAAGCCGCGCAAGGTCAAGCCTGTGAGCCCAGAGAAAAAAGCAGCCAAGTTCAAGCATCAGCTGGAACATGCTGAGCTCAAGCTCAAAGGGCTGCCTGCTGCATCCTTGGTGGACAAGAGCGAAGCTTGGTTGTACGACACCAAGAAGCGCAAGCTGATCCATGTGGTTGCTGACAGCCACGCAGGCAGTTTCACTATCAAAGGCAGCTCGATCATTGGATTCTCTGTGAGCGAGACACAGCAAAAAACATTGCGTAAGCCTGCAGAAACTTTGAAAGCCATGCAAGCCGCGGGTAAGCCTGCTGCTAGGAAGATTTTCAAGGACCTGACCACCACTGAGACCCAGTTTAACGGTCGCAGCGGTGATAATCTGCTAGTGCTCAAAAGCTGGTAAATAAAGGGGAACGGAGTTCCCCTTATGTCCGAAACTACACTACCACAACTCAAACAAGATTTAATCGAATACTGCCGCCTCATGCTAGGCGGACAGATCATTGACCTTGAGTTGGATCCTGAACACTACGAAGCAGCATACCAGCGAACTTTGGGTGTGTATAGGCAACGTGCCAACGCCGCGTATGAAGAAGCCTACATCTTCATGGAGTTGATACGAGATCTCAACATCTACACACTGCCGCAAGAAGTGCAAAGTGTGAGACAGATATTCCGACGCACATTTGGTGATGCCACAGGACCGTTTGCATCAAACTTTGATCCGTTTGCTCAGGCATCGCTCAATGTGTATCTGATGAATTTCAACGTAGCAGGCGGCTTGGCCACATATGATTTCTACAGCCAGTATGTGGAACTGGCGGCCAAGATGTTTGGCGGCTTCATGAACTACACATGGAATCCTGTAAACAAAAAACTACAGCTGATCCGCGATCCCAAGAACACTGGGGAAAATGTGTTGATCTGGTGTTACCAACTCAAGCCAGAAATCAATCTCTTGAGTGATTTTCAAATACAGCAATGGATCCGTGATTACATGGTGGCTGTGTGCAAGATGATCATCGGCGAAGCACGTGAGAAATTTGGCACTATTGCCGGCCCACAAGGTGGCGGCACCTTAAACGGCACTGCCATGAAAGCAGAAGCACAGGCACAGATGGACGCCAAAGTACTAGAACTGGTGAACTACGTGGATGGGTCACAACCAATTACCTTTGTGATTGGATAGAAATAGTGTGAACCGGGTACTGATAGCCGGCTGTAGTTTTGCCGGAATATTTAATCGAAATGCTGAACTACGTTGGGTCACACCCGGCATAATAAGCCAACAATCGGAGCTGTTACCCGATATCAATACAGAACGATTTCAATTTTTCGGAGATGATGCTGCCGGTAACAGAGCTATTGCTGCCCGTGTAAAGAATCAGCTACCTAAGGACAAATATGATCATGTGGTTGTTATGTGGACTGGTATAAACCGTGTAGACGTTCCAATGGAGAGAAAAGCACATGCCAAGATGCCGAACAAATATCGATATGTATCAGTATTAGAAAATTGGGTCTGGTATTTTTCCGGAGGGATGGGAGGTAGTTGGCAATATGATTCTGATTGTCCAGATATAGTGAAATCACAATTCCGCGATCAGTATCTGCACCAAACTTTTAGATCGGCCACAGATATTGCATTGGCAGCTATTTTAGAAACACAAGAATTCCTTGATTTTCGAAAAATTAATTATACCATGTGCTTTATATACGATATCCATCAGAGCTATGATGATGTGGTAGATAAAGTAACCAACACACGCCAACGGTACATGGGATTTGATCGATGGCCACAATGGCTAGCACTGGAACATTGCCTAGGCAAGGTAGACACCACCTCTAGTTTATACAACATGATCAATTGGAATAAATTTACGGTTCCTATTCCTCCTTATGAATATTGTCTGGAACGAAACATGTTGCAGATTGATGAATTCCATCCCACTAGTTCTGGCATGGTAGAATGGTTTGATACTCAATTGGGACTCAACATAACCAGTTGAGTCGTTGATGCTGTCATCATGTGTTACAATTTGTTATGGCAGATTTAATGATTGACATCGAAGGATTGGGTACTGGGCCGGACACCACTATCCTGACCATCGCAGCCCAGAGTTTTGACCCTACTGGCGCTGGCTACCATGAACGATTCTACTATGCTAGGATTGATTTAGAAAGTCAATACAATCGCAGCATTCAACAGGACACTATCAATTGGTGGGCCACACAGCCCGAGCAGGCTAAGGAAGAAGCGTTTGGGGAACAAGGACGTATACCCTTAGATCAAGCACTAGATGAGCTGGCTAAGTTTATCTGGCAAAGCCGGTTGATCTGGGCCAACGGTCCTACTTACGACATGAACATCATTGAGCATGCATACAAAAGCTACAGCAAGCCCCTGCCCTGGCAATTTTATGTGGTGCGTGATGCCCGTACCATATATAGTTTGTGGCCCGATCTGCCTCGTCCTCCTACCAGCCATCATGCACTAGAGGATTGTCGCAGGCAGATCGACATGTTGCAGGCAACATTGAAACATCTAAACATTAAAGAGCTCAAATGATCATTGGCATCTGTGGATTCATTGGATCCGGTAAAGACACAGTGGCGGACTATCTCACCAACTTCCATGAGTTTCGTAGAGAAAGTTTTGCCAACAGCCTCAAAGACGCTGTGGCCCAGGTATTTGGTTGGGACCGAACCATGCTGGAAGGGCGTACCAAACAAGCTCGTGAATGGCGTGAACAATTAGATTTATGGTGGTCAGATCGTTTAAAAATGCCCGAGCTCACTCCTAGATGGGTGCTACAGCATTGGGGAACAGAAGTGTGCAGACACGGATTTCACGACGACATTTGGATTGCTAGCTTGGAAAATAAACTGCGTCATAGCCAAGATGATGTGGTAATTTCGGATTGCAGATTCCCCAATGAAATTGCTGCTATCAAACGAGCCAATGGACTGGTTGTGCGAGTGGTACGTGGTCCTGAACCTGAATGGTATGATGCTGCTCTAGCATTTAACCGAGGTGAAAACGGAAACATGCGATGGGCCACCGGCAAATTGCAGTTGGCACGGCTCAAGATACATGCCAGCGAAACTGCTTGGGTCGGAACTAAGTTTGATGCTGTGCTGGACAACAACGGATCACTGGATGACCTGTATCTACAGATCCAACAGCTGACTATACATCCGGTTCAAGATCTCCCGGTCGCCACGGCAAATCGGCCCTGAGTAACTCTTCCACACAATTCTTGCACACTGATTTGAGATTTTTCACCGCTGCATTGTTGAGATTGCCATCCTGGTGATACACTAGGATTTGACTGGCATATCTAGCGCGGAATCCACAGCGATCACAAGTCATCTTCTTTTTATAGCCAGCTGATTTCCAGCGCGGCTCTCGTGGTTTGATTCCACGATTCTTCCTTGCACAAGTTTCGCAGCGTTTTCGATAATGCTTGATATCCTCACGGATATAATTAACAGCACAAGGTCGTTGTCCACAGGATTGACAGATAGGTCTCATGGGGTATTTACCTATGGACCTTTGCCAAAGGGCGCTGTATCGTGGCATTTTTTGGTGATACCTATAAATATCAATAACTTGAAAAGGAAACCACCATGGCTTTAACATCACCCGGCGTAGAAGTAGTTGTAATTGACGAGAGTCAGTACCTCCCATCTGCGGTCAACACCGTACCTTATTTCGTAATTGCTACAGCACAGAACAAAGTTTCTAGTGATGGCGTTACTGTAGCAGCAGGTACTTTAGCAGCCAATGCTAACAAAACTTATCTCATTACCAGTCAACGTGATCTTACTGCTACATTTGGTGTACCGTTCTTTTACAATACTACCACTGGCACTCCGATCAATGGATATGAACTCAATGAATACGGACTGCTAGCAGCTTACTCGGCGCTGGGAGTTACCAATCGTGCGTACATCCAACGTGTGAATATCAATCTTACTGATCTCACAGCCAGCCTGACTCGCCCAACCGGTAATCCCAACAATGGTGCTTCGTGGTTGGACATTTCTGCATCGGCTTGGGGTATCCAGCAATGGAACCAATCCACTGCTAGTTTTACAACAATAACTCCTATTGTGATCACCGACACTGCTGATGTGGTAAATTACTCCGGCGGCGATTACACTCCACAAACTGCCGTGGGTAGCATAGGCGATTACGCAGTGGTTTCGGTCGATATACACTTACCCACTTACTACAAAAACAACAGCAACCAATGGGTAGCAGTTGGATCACAAGCATGGCAAACTGCTTTTCCTACTATCACCGGAACCAATGCACCTAGCAGCTTGACTATAGGCTACAACATGTACATCAATGGTAATCTAGTTACTGTGGGTGCTACCAACACTGTGACTGGATTTGCAGCAGTGATCAATACAGCAGCAATCACTGGGGTGACAGCAGCAGCAATTTCGGGACAATTAGAAATATATGCCAATTCCAGCGCCACTAGCGATGGATCCACTGCTAATGGTGGACATGTGGTAATACAACCTGGTCCTAACTCGGGTACAGCATTGCTGACTTCTTTGGGCATTGCTGAAGGTGAATATTACACACCTATATATTTCCCGGGTTACAGCTACCAAGCACCGCGCTGGAGAACCACAGATGATGTGCCTCGCCCAACTGGTTCTGTTTGGAACAACCTCAGCCCAGTCAATAACGGAATATCTTTGTCATTCAAACAATATAGTACTGCATTAGATGTATGGATTTCCCAACCTGTTACGATCTATGCTGGTGATTCTACTGCGTTATACGGGCTAGATCCAACTGGCGGCGGAAAGAATATCCCAGTGGGCACCACATACGCAGCGTACAATGCTTTGGCCACAACATATACTCCGAATACAACTATGGCATTTGAGATTTATGAAAGAATCGCATTAGGTGCCACTATTGTTACAGGATCTACCACCCCTACTGGCACTGCTTTTGTGGTAGGAAATACTTTTCAATTGCAAGGCACCGAAGCAGGATCTAGTGGAGTGAACAGCGCAACAGTGACCATTGGCGGAACAGGAACTGTGGGCAATTTTATCAGTGCAGTTAGTGCTGCTTCGATACCATATGTGAGCGCCAGCGTAAATTCTGCAGGTAACATAGTGTTTACTCACAGCCAAGGTGGTACAATCTATCTTCAAAATCTGACTGGGACTCCTGTGACCACTGCTGGATTCAGCACCAGCACCAGCAAGGTCAGACCAGCCAACAATGCTTCTGGAAGATTGATTTTGAGTAATTTTGTATCAACACCGTTGTTCACTTATGCTGCCAGCGCCACTGCGCCGTACCAAGATCCGGCCGACGGTCGCATGTGGTACTACAGCTCAGTGGATGACTGCGATATTTTGATCCAAGACAATGGCTCTTGGCAAGGTTATCAGAATGTCAGCAATGACGTCCGTGGATATGACTTGACAAATACCAATGCGTCGGGACCAATTGTGTCGGCCACTGCTCCGATAACACAAAATGACACAGCAGAATCTCCACTGGTTTACGGTGATCTATGGGTGGATACCAGTGACTTAGAAAACTATCCCAAACTATATCGTTGGGAATCTCAGAACGGAAATGAGCTTTGGGTAGAAATTGATACAACAGATCAGACCACGCAAAATGGTATCTTGTTTGCAGACGCTCGTTGGGCTTCAAACGGCACTACAGATCCTGTGGCAGATCCATTGCCAACGATTCTCAGCTTGCTGACTAGTGACTACATGGACCCAGACGCGCCAAGCCCTTCACTATATCCACAAGGCATGTTGCTTTGGAACACACGTCGCAGCGGTTATAATGTCAAGAGTTTCCAGATGGATTACTTTACAACAACTGCTACCGATTATGCAATTGATGCGTATTCAAATACCAGCACCTATGCTGTGAATGACTTTGTTAGCTATAACAATGGTATCTATGTTTGTACTGTTGCCACAACTGGTAATGCCCCAAGCAACACAGGATACTGGGATGAGATTGTACTTAACACATGGCTCACAGCTTCAGGCAACCGTCCAAACGGTGCCATGTACGGTGGTCGTCAGGCACAACGCAAGATGGTTGTGGCTGCGATGAAGAGTGGTATCGATACTAGCCTGGCTGCTAGAGAAGAACAAAATCAATATAACATCATCGCCACTCCTGCATATCCTGAGTTGACTCCAAACATGATTGCACTCAGCAATGAGCGTAACAACACATTGTTTGTGGTTGCCGACACTCCGATGCGATTGCCGCAAGATGGCAACAGCTTGGTTGAATGGGCTACCAACAACAACGGGCTAGGTCTACCAACAGAAGATGGCAACAGCAGTACCAGTAACTATGCTGGTGCATTCTATCCAAGTTGCTTGACTACAGATTTAGGCGGCGGTACTGTGGTGCAACCTCCAAGTCACATGATGGTACGTACTATACTGCGTTCAGATGCAGTGAGTTATCCATGGTTGGCACCTGCTGGCACACGTCGCGGTGTGGTTGATAATGCCACCGCAATTGGTTATATCAATGCTACCACAGGTGAATTTACACAGATTGGTGTGAGCCAAAGTGTAAGAGATATCTTGTACGAACGCAATATCAACCCAATCACATTTATTCCAGGAATTGGTATCACAAACTTTGGTAACAAGACTACCACAACAACCACAACTGCTTTGGATCGTATCAACGTGGCACGTTTGGTGTGCTTCTTGCGTGGTCGCTTAGAAGAAGTTGGCAAATTGTTCTTGTTTGAACCAAACGATCAGATCACACGTAATTCGATTGCTAATTTGGTCAACAGCTTGATGATTGACTTGGTAGCCAAACGTGCTATCTACGACTATCTGGTGGTGTGTGACTTGACCAATAACACTCCGTCGCGCATTGACAGAAATGAATTGTGGGTGGATGTTGCTATCGAACCAGTGAAGGCTGTGGAGTTTATCTACATTCCTCTACGTATTAAGAACACTGGCGCAATTGCTGCTGGCGGTTAATAAGCATGACGAGAGGCTGAGAAATCAGCCTCTTCTCAAAGGTAAATAAACATATAGGAGAGATAACAAATGGCAGTTTCATCATTACAGCGCATGACAGTACCCTTGGCGAGTGACCAAAGCTCATCAACCCAAGGTTTGTTAATGCCCAAACTTAGATATCGCTTTAGAGTGATGTTTGATAATTTTGGTGTTTCAACACCCACTACTGAATTGACCAAGCAGGTGATTAGTTTTGCACGACCAAATCTTACTTTTGAAGAAATCGCAGTGCCAATCTACAACAGCACATTGAAGTTGGCAGGCCGACACACCTGGGCAGATACCACATGTGAAGTACGTGATGATGCATCTAACTCAGTATCTAAGTTGGTAGGCGAACAGCTACAGAAACAAATGGACTTCTTGGAGATGTCCAGTGCTGCCAGCGGTATTGATTACAAGTTTGTCACAAGATTTGAAATCTTAGACGGCGGCAACGGAGCCAGCACACCGGTTGTGTTAGAATCTTGGGAATTGTATGGCTGCTACCTCAAAGGTGCAGACTACGGTGCTATGAATTATGGCACCAACGAAGCAGTGACCGTGAGCATGACCATTGCCTTTGACAATGCTGCTCAACTTGGACCTAATGGTCTTTCTGACTCGGGCGTTGGCGGTGTGATTGGTAGAACAATAGGTGACGTGGTAACAGGCGCTGGCGCAGCGTAATACTCGTGGGCAGTTTCGGCCAAGATTTCGCTAAGGGATTCTTTGGTGGCGTGGATGGTGTACGTGATTACACCCACGCCAGCAAGGTATTCAGAAGCAATGCATATGAACTTAAACCAAGATTTAAGTTTCTCTTCCATGTTACATTCACAGTCAATGTTGAACAGATACCAGCATTGAATTCTATATTCGCTTCAGACGATATAACCAATCTGAGCTATGTGGTCAAGACAGCATCCTTACCCACGTATACCGTCGACACATCTACTCTGAATCAGTACAATCGTAAAAGAATTGTACAGACCAAAATCAAATACAATCCTGTTAATATCACGTTTCACGATGATGGTGGCGATGTGGTACGTAACATGTGGTATAATTATTTTCTCTACTACTATAAAGATTCCAGCCAGAAATATGGTAGCATACCCAATACCAATGGCAGTGCAGGCAAAAGCGGCAACAAACAAAACGGCTTTGGTGGATGGGAAAGAGATATCTATAATACCCGTCAGGTGACTGATTGGGGATTTATTGGTGAGAGCTACGGCGACGGTACAAACTCGTCAACCTCAACCAGTGGAAAGCCTCCTTTCTTCAAAGACATACGCATAGCCGGGTTTGATAAGAATCACAAATATGCAGAATATGTGTTGATCAATCCGTTGATCACTGCATGGCAACATGACACATATGATTATGCACAAGGCAATGGACTGATGCAGAATTCAATGACCATCGATTATGAAACGGTCAAATACTACGACAAAGCGCCCAACAGCTCAGCACCAGGATTTGGAAAAAATTCCACACACTACGATCAGACCACAAGTCCAATCGCTCGTCCAGGATCTACCAACAGCATATTTGGTCAAGGTGGATTGTTGGATACCGTGGACGGAATCGCAAACGATCTCAGTTCTGGATCAGTACTGGGCATGATCGGTGCTGTACAGAAGGCTGGCACATTCTACAACACCAACAAGAAAGCCGGTGGGCTCAAGGCATTGGTTGTCAATGAAGCCACTGCCTTGGGCAAAGATGCTCTCAAACAAGCATTGCCAGGCGCGGTACGTGCCGCAGCCAACAAAGCCGATAGTTGGATATTTCCGACTGCACAGACCAACACCAACAACACACAACCAGCTGGGCCAACACTGACACAGCGTGCAGGAATACGATAAAATGACCACAGTTAATGCTACAAATTACAACATCGATCAGACCGTGAGAGTGTTTGACAGATTTTATGCCTACGACACCAATGTGCCTGCGGCTGAATATGATATTGTGTATAGTTTCTTCCTTAAAGAAATGACTCTGCCTCGAACAGCAGGCAACTTTACCGTGAGTCTATTCCGCGTGGCAGAACTGACCAACATTCCTGTGCTGACATTGTTGCAAGGATTTGAAGGTCAGGGCAACGGCATGAACCTCAATGTGTCACTGGCATACTATTTGAATCTTATTCGTGATCGAGCAACCCTGTTGGGCGTAGGAGCAGCAGTGGTTCCTAATTATTATCCAGCACAGGCAGTACTACAATGAGTCACTGGGCCAACGGAAAATACGAAATTCAAAACGCAGCCAAATATGTTGGCAACGGGATCCCTAGATATCGCTCAGGATGGGAACTCAGCTTCATGAGATTTTGCGACAACAATGATCACATCCTGCAATGGGCAAGTGAAAGCATTGCTATACCTTATCGCAATCCGGTCACAGGAAAGATGTCACGATACATTCCTGATTTCCTGGTGAGCTATAGAACCAAAGACAACACCATGCGTGCCGAATTGATTGAAATCAAACCCAAGAAGCAAAGCGTGGTCGAAAGCAAGATGAATTCAAGAGACCGTGCAGTGGTAGCAGTGAATTATGCCAAATGGGATCAAGCAATGAAATGGTGCAAACACAATGGTCTCAGCTTCAGAGTGATCACTGAACTGGACATGTTCCATAACGGTAGAACTTAATACCGGGCA